ATTCAACATAAGTGCTTTTTATATAGGAGACATGAAGAGTCCCAGGTGGATAGCAATGAGCAGATGCTTATACAAGATAGCAACAAACATAGACAATTATATCACATGCAAAGAGACTATTAGAGAGAAGACATTTTTTTTAATATGCCCTAGACCATACAAAAAAGAGATAATAGATAGATTAAATGACTGCATATTCTTTAGATACAAAGACGTATATCAAATAACAGATAGCACAAATCCTATAGAGGGATGGTTAGATCTAGATAACAACTTCATGTTTTTTATAGATCAAACTATGTGGAGACATTATCTTGATTTTTTCATTAAAATTGGTGGTGAGAGATAAGTGATATCTAATATAGAGAACATTTTAAGAGACACGCCATGCGAAACAAGAGAAGAACTTAAGCAATGGCTTTTAAATTTCTTAGATGTAGATTTACCAGACTGCATAGTAGATAAAGAACATTCAAATTGTACACCTTTTGACATGGTGTGGTTAATATATAATTCAGCATTAAGGACGCAAGATATAACAAATGCATTATTTATAGCAAATAGATCTGGGAGTAAGACATTTGGAGCAGCAGTTCTTGAGTTTCTCCTTTTGCAGCATGACAAAAGATCAATTACACATATAGGTGCCATAGAGAAGCAAGCTAAAAGGGCCTATCAATATTTCCAAGAGTTCTACCGAAGAGATAAGTTTAAAGATTTTGTTGATAAGATGATCATGGAGAAGACTATAGTTAAGAACAGAGGAACGTTTGAGATCTTACCTTGCACACTGTCAGCATGTAATGATCCTAATTCTTTAGTTAAAACTCAACGAGGAACGCTAAAAATAAAGGATGTTGAGATAGGAGATAAACTTTTATCTTTTAACAAAGATTCTTTAAAATTTGACACATATAGAGAAGTTGAGAGTAAGAGAGAAGTCATTAAGCCTTGTTATAAGATAACCACGAAGGACACTGAATTCATCGCTTCATCAAATCATATGGTTTTATCAAAATGTGGATGGATTAATGTTCAAAGTTTGATACCAGAAAAACACCATTTAGTCATAAGTGATTGTATTCAATATAATATTTCAAAAGAATATACTTATAAGGTATCTTCATTTAGTGATGAAGACGTAAGTACTCCTGAATTTGTTTTTAATTTATTCAGTGGAGATAAAGAAAAGTATGTTTCACCAAATTTACTTCCTAGACATGATGATTCAAGAACGTACAGAAAATGGAGAAAAAAGTTTAAAGAGTTAGATTATACAATCGTCAAGGGTAAGACATATTTAGGCTACTATCCAACGATAGAGATCAAATTAAAGGGAGAAGATTTTTTTAATTGTAACTTTTGGAATAATTCAATTGTATCTCATAATTGTAATGGACCGCATACGCCGTTAGTTTGTAAGGATGAAGTGGACACCGTGCAAGATTTACAAGCATATAAGGACATATCTGGGATACCAATACCAACATTAGATGGGAGGCCACCAATAACGATAGGTATCTCCACAAGGAAGTCATCATTTGGACTTGTGCAACAAGAAGTAGATGCAGCAGCTAAGACAGGTTTACAAGTTTTCAAGTGGGGAATATTAGAGTGCACACAAAAATGTACAATACAAAGATCAGGTACAAGGAAGATTCCAATATATATTAACATAAATAAGCTTTTAGCAATTGACGAAGAAACTTGGAAGGCTTTACCTTTTAAACAAAAGACCGAATACACATCTTATACAGGTTATGAAGGATGTTTAAAGAACTGTAAGATATTCGCAGCATGTCGAGGTTATTTAAAGCAACAAACTTGTACTAGTCCATATTTACGATCTATTGACTTAGTACAAAAGCAGTTATTTGAAACATCAGAGGATTGGGCATTAGCTCAACAACTATGTATAAAACCATCACCTACAGGATTAGTGTATTCTAATTTCAATTATTCTAATCAAGTATTAACTTATAAGCAGATCATAGAGAAGATATCAGGACAAGTTATTACACCCAACAAAGAGATTACTTTAGATGATGTAATGACAATAGCTAAAGGATTTGGTTGCAATGTTTTTATGGGGATAGACTTTGGTTTTACTGACCCATATGTAGCAGAGTTAATGGTTATAGATAAGATAGATAATATATATGTAGTTAAAGAATTTGCAGTAACACAGATGGATGGAGATGAAGCAGCTCTTTGGCTACAGAACAATTGGGCAAAATATGAAATAGATATGGTTTATCCTGACATAGAGAATCCAGGTTATATAAAACTTTTAATTAAAAGGGGATTCAACTGTGCAAAAGCTTTAAAGGATAAAGAAACAACAGGAGGAAGACTTAATATAGTTAACAAAGATATCAAGGGAGGGATTGAGACAGTAAGAAGATTTATAAGAGTACCAGGTACTCATAATACCAAGTTGTTTATAAATCACAGTTGCAAGCTTTTATTAGAAGAGATTCAAAAATATCATTATAGGACAGATAGGTTTGGCAACGTAATAGACGATACACCCGAAGATGAATCTAATCATGCGTGTTTTGTTGATGGCACAATGATTAGAATGGCAGATGGATCAGAAAAAAACATTGTTGATGTTTGTGTAGGAGAAAAAGTAGCTACTCCAATAGGACCGAAAGAAGTTATTTTTTCTGGTAAAACAGGTGAAAAAGAAGTCATTAAAATTTGTGCTGGAATGGACCATGTAATTTGTACTAAGGATCATCCTGTTTACTTTGAAGGGCAGGGTTTTGTTGCAGCACGTGATTTTTTTATAAACAGACGTAGAATTTATAAATGGAATGCACACAACATATTATTTTTGAAGGAATCAAGTATAGGTGGGATGGCGTTTATTATGTACCTTTGGGTGGGTGCGCTAAAGGTAGGGTTAGGCTACACGTTGCTATTTGGGAAAAACACAATGGTAAGGTGCCGAAAGGGTATCATGTCCATCATAAAGATTTTAATGCAAGGAACTGCATTGAAAATTTGGAATTATTGGAAGCAACCGAACATCAGAGAATCCACACAGAGTCAAAAAAACGAGATGGGGAATGGATCAAAAAAGTTAGAAGAAACATTAAAAAAGCGCAAGAAGCCGCAAAAGAATGGCACAAGAAGCATTGGAAGAATTCTATTGGAAAAATTGAACAGGTTAAACATGTTTGTCAAGTTTGTGGCAAAGAATATAAAAGCAAGATTAAGAATGTTGAAAGAAGTAAATTTTGTTCGGATAGGTGTAGGGCTAAGCATAGAAGGGATATGGGGCTTGATTGTATTGAAACGTTTTGTCCAGTCTGCAATAAAAAGTTCAAAAAAAACAAATATAGTCGAAAACGATTTTGTTCTCGTAAATGCTCTGCAACATCTTAGTGGGACACAAAGCGTATACAATTTAAAAATAAAAGGTGCTGGTTGTTTTTTTGCTAATAACTTTTTGGTAAGCAATTGTGACGCATTACGCTATGTATTAAATTCTAGGTATGGACACAGGGAGGTTATTATGGAGTATGATGCAGAGGAAGAGAAAACAACAAAAGATTTACATGAGTCTTCGAGTATAACAGAGATATCAAGGAAATTAGGAATACCGTTTAATGACAATTCAGAGATTTATGAAGAGAGAAAAAAAGAGTTAGAGAAGAAGGAAGAAGTTAAAACTCATTTAGGAATACAGTTAGATAAAGAAGAACAAGAAGAGGAAGATGGTTTTAGTTTTACCTTTTAAAATAAGAATTTAAGCATTTTAAGTGATTATCTATAATAGGGATAAAGGAACATACAAAATGTCAGACGAAAAAAAAGATAATATTTTCAATAAAGTTTTAAATTACAGTCATGCAAAGATGGATGATTTAATTAACAAAGCAAAGGGAATGTCTGACACTAACATAGATAGAGTATCTATTGATTTTGATCCTTGGTACAGAGGAGAGGAATTAGGATATAGCAGGAAAGCTACAAGGATAAATTACGCAACATTAAGGCAAATGGCTAACAAGAATTCTATTGTCATGTCGATTTTGGCAACACGAATAAATCAAGTAGCTTCATTTAGCAGAAGACAGAAAAACAAATATGATATTGGATTTATAATTAAGCCTAAAGAAGACAATCAAGAAATCACAGAAGAAAACTCTAAAGAGATAGAGTCACTTTATAATTTTATCGAGAATACAGGTAATTTAGACAACAGACTTGAAGAAGATAAAATGGGTTTTGAAGAGTTTTTAAGGCGTATAGTCAGAGATAGATTAACATACGATCAGACAGCAATCGAAAAAGTAAGAGATAGGCAGGGCAAGTTAGTTTATTTTGCACCGATTGATGGTTCAACGATGAGGTTGGCGACTAAGAAATATGGGTCAGTAGAGAACAACAAATTTTTATCATCATATGATCCCAAAAAAGAAGATAGAGAACAAGACACAGAGTATAGATATGTACAAGTAATCAATGAAACAATAATGAGGGCATTTACTCAAAATGATGTAATATTGCGATTTGCAAATGTAACTAATGACATAGAAGCAAAGGGATATTCGATATCAGAGTTAGAGTTATTAGTTAACATGATTACTTCGCATCTCAACGCAGAGTCATATAACAAGAAGTTTTTTACCCAGGGACATGTTACCAAAGGTATTTTGCATTTCAAAGCCAACATATCACAGCGTAAGCTTAATATGTTTAAACAAGCTTGGTATGCACAGACAACTGGTAATTTTAACTGTTTAAGTGGAAACACGAATATCTTTACAGATAATGGTATTTTCACAATTGATAATATTTTAGGCCAAGAGAAAGAAAAAAAGATTGTAGTATGGACAGGCACGTCATGGAAGGATGCTAATGTTTACAGAACAGGGGATAAAGAGAAATGTTCTATAACTTTAGCAAACGGCATAACTGTAGAGAGTTCACCTGATCATAGATTCAAAGTCATTGGAGAAGATGGTGAACCTTGTTGGAAGGTACAATCAGAATTAGATGTAGGAGATTATGTAGCAGTCAATTCTAAGACAATTGAATCAGGTATTCAAATACCTATGTATAAAGGGAAAGTAATTACACCTGAGTTAATGGAATTTTTAGGATGGATTACATGTGATGGATACATTAAATCTGAGGGAAAATATAACTATTTAAGAGCTTTTTATCATCATTCTAAAGAGTTAGATATAAGAGAGAGACATTTATCTATACTAAAAGAATTTGATGACGCTGCAAAAATTGAAGATACAGAAATAACAGATGAAGAGTGCGAACAAATAAAAGAGAAATATGGTTTTAAAAATGTTTCTAATGTTAGATGTAATATAGTTTTATATTCATGTGATTTTGTGAAGTGGTTAATTTCATTAGGATTTAAACCTTCAAAAGAAGGAAAGGTTATACCGTCATTTATTTTTGTTTTACCTGAAGAGTACAAGTGTTCATTTTTGAGAGGAATGTTTTCTGCAGATGGCAACAATGCTAAAGGTCGAAGTCCAGTAATTACAATTTCAGATGATATTAAGAGGGAGCAGACAAAGTTACTACTGTTAAGTTTAGGGATTAGAACGACACTATCTGAAGGTAAAACTAAAAACGTGATTGATGGGCAACATAGAACCAAGAAACAATCAAAGTTTTTATTAAGGATAAAAGATCGAGATAGATTTTTTGAAAAGATTTCTTTTTTACAAGAGTATAAACAATCTAAAAAGTTGTTAAAAGAAAATGAATCAAACAAACTTGATAGATTACCAACATCAACAATTGTTAAATACACGAAAGTTATTAGGAAATTTTATTTAGGAAAAGGTATTCCTAAGAATGAAATTAATCAAATTAATGCAATTATTTGTGGGATAGATGGATGTTCAAGGCCCAGACTAATTAGGCTATTAGAGAAAGCAGGTTTAGAGATACCAAGTTGGATGACTCAATATCATTTTGAACCGATTGTTAATGTTGAGAGGACAAAAGAAGTAATTCCAATGTTCGATCTTGAAGTTTTTGATGATGAGCACCAATTTATAGCTAATGGAGTGGCGTGTCACAATAGTTGGCGTACTCCGATTCTAGCAGGGATGGAAGAGGTTAAGTGGATACCGCTATCACAGACTCAAAGGGATTTAGAGTTTCATCTTTGGATGGATTATTGCATTAAGATAATTTGTGGAGTGTTTTTAATAGATCCATCAGAGATTAATTTTGACATATCACAGTCAAGATCTGAAGGGTCACCTATGTTCACATCTAAGAATGAGCACAAGGTAAAACAATCCAAGGATAGGGGATTAAGACCATTACTTAGATTTATAGAGGACATCATAAACGATATTTTATCTGAGGTTACAGACAAGTATATTTTTATGTTTGTTGGCTTAGATGAAGATTCGAGAAGAGAAGATAATGAAAGATATAAATTAGAGATTGAGACATATAGAAGCATCAATGAAATTAGAACAGAGAATGGTTTAGAACCGATTAAATTAAGTTTTACAGTGGGAGATAAAGTTATAGAACCATATGATATTCCATTAAGTCCACATGCTATGCAGTTGCTTACATTGTTAATTCAACAAGCAGCAAGAGGAGGAGGGGCACTACAAGGGGAACAAGCACTCCAAGATCAAGTAGAGTATCAACCAGATGATGAGATGGAAGATTTTAATGGATTAGATGAAGACCAAGAATTAGGTAAATCAAAGAAGATAAAAGTAGAATACTTTACGGTGCGTTAATGAAAGTAAGATTTTTTTTAGAAGAAAATGAGACACAGTATGAAGCTGAGGAGACTTTAGTCAAAGCTATAACTGGGAAGTATGATACATCAAAGGTACCACATCCAGATCCAGTGGTTAATGAGATAACTCTCAAGTGGCAGCATGAATATAACAAACAAATGATGGCAGCGATGCAGGAGATATTAGAGCTGATTAAGCACAAAGATGTAATAGTTAAGAGTGAAGAATTTGAAAAAGGTAAAAAACCTTATCCAATTGGAACGATATCCCATGGTAGGAAAAAAATAGGTCATAATAAGTGGAGAGATATTAATGCAAAAAAGAGTCACATATTAAATAAGAATCATCCATTATTAAAAGATCCATCTAAGAAGGAGAAGTTAGAAAAAGAACATATTTTAAAAGAACCGCCAGAATATGTTTATCATTTAGTGTCTCAAGAAGCATGGAAGAACATACAAGAGACAGGAAAAGTGTTAACAGTTGGCAAGGTACCATTAAAAAAAAGAATATATAAAAATGACTATGACAAATCTGTAATAGATGGAGTTTATGTAGTTAATAATCCTAAAAACGATATAGCAATTAGTCATACATCTAATTTCAAGGATGATAATTATATAGTTTTAAAAATACCTACAATAAAATTAAAAGATAAATGGACTTTTGATGAAGATGCAATAGCAGACACAGTTGATAATGCATTAAATATTGGTGGATCAGCAGTATATTTAGGAGATATAGATTTAAAAGATATAGAAGAAGTGAAAACAGTTAAAAAAGGTGAAGAAATTTATGAAGACAAGTAAATCGCATTATGTAGAGAAGATAGGGACAGGGCCACAAGCAAAATATATATATGACAATCATGATGTTCATTTACAGCTTAAGCATAATGGTAAGGAAATAGAACATAAGTTTACAAATGTTAGAGCTAAAGGACAGCAAGATGCAATAGACAAGGTTTCTAAGATGTTAAAAGAGAAGTTACCTAGAGCAGTAGTACAAAAGATAAGAGCGAAAAGAAGTGAAGTTACTCAATAGTTTAAAATATTTATTTTATTTATTAATATTTTTTTTAATTAGTTGTAAGCCAGTTAAAGATATAGCTGAATCACCATCGAGTGTTGGACAGAACAGAGTATTAATAGAATCTAATGGAGATTTATCTTTAGGGATATATGGAGCAATAACGGACGACACAGAGTTTAAGGTTAGAGTATATAGAGAAGGTTCTGTATCAATTAGAGGATTAGATGTATGTGGTTTATATACATCTAAAAGTGTTAAGAACTCTAATTATGTGACATTTAACACTAAAGATTTATTAAATTTTTCCACATGTGTATATGCAATAACATCTAAGACAAAGGATTTTGATCATCCACAGACAGGATATTTAATAATGAAGAATTATGACAATCCAAATGTAAGATCAGCATTTATAAGAGTTGGAGATAGGATAAGAGAAGGGATTAACTGGACACAAGTAAGAAAAGATATAACTACTAAGGGATTAATAAAAGAAGATAGGTTTGTATCAATATTACCAAACGGATCTTCAGGAAAAATAATAATAACTGGATGTGACATAACACCACTTGTATATGAGTTTAATGAATCTGAGTGGTGGGAGACTTCAATAGACAATCTTTATAAGGAATTAGGGCCAGTAGATAAGGATTGTGTGTTCCAATTTTTTATTAATAACGATGACGCACTAAAACAAGAAGCAACATTTTTAGTTGATGTATATGATGGAGGGTCGTTTTTAGATGCTCCAGCAATTTACAGACAAGATGATGATATTTGTTTTGAGTTTATAGATAAGTATGTAACTGGGATTAGGATTAATAACAAATTTAGCCAACATTGGAATACAAGGAAGATGTGTGTTTTGGATAATAAGAAGTCATATGAAGTAGAAGGGGTCACATCATCTGGTAGGATATTTTATGGAATATACCAGGATAATGATTGGAAAGTCATGAAATGACAGAGTTTGAATTTGAGAGGTTAGTAGGATTAGTAGAGGCATTTATAGCGGCGCCTACGTGGAAAGCTATAGTAATATTGGTTGGAGTATTATGTTTATGTGTTCTAATGATAGCCAAATATTTTTGGGATAGGAACAAAAGAGAAGAAGAAGCATATAAAGAGACGATAAGGATAAAGAAGGAACAAGAAGAGAACATTTGGAGAGTGCAGAGGGATTCATTAGCTAGTTATATAATTGGATTAGATATCGCATATCAGCAAGATTATAATTATTATGTACAGAAGATAAAAGATAATAAATATGCAGCAGTATTCATGAAAGTATCTGATAAGTTTCATGATGAGATTGGCAATTTTTTATATAGTGAGAAATTAACGCCTGAGCAGAAAGCTGGATTAATAATTAAGACAGTAAGAAAAGGTGACAGCTATGGTATTAACTAGGTTACAGATAGAGAGAATATTAGATATCTTAAAGAAGAGGCATAATCTATTTGTAGTTAAGACAATAGGAACAGAGTTATTATCAGAACAAGAGCTTAAAGAGTTAAAAGACGAATATGGAGAAGACGCATTAAGACAGGTAGAAGATTTTGTTAAGGATGGATATTGGGCAGGGTATTTAAGGAACAAGGATTTAGGGTCAGTAACAGAAGATTCGCATGAAGAGTTTAAGGTACAACCAAAGCCAGCAATGAATGATTACATGGAGTATTCAGTAGATCACGGTAAGGAAGTGGTTGAGGAGTATGTACAGAAGTTATCAGCGCAAGCACAAGCTAATTTTAGGGGAATAATTAACGAGTATAACAAGAGATATAAAGATTATTTAATGACAAACACTGCTTTACCAATAGCAATAAAGATGTCTGAAGAAGGTAAAACAGTATCAGAGATGGTAACGGCATTAAGGGACGCGACAGGAGATTTAGCTAGGGATTGGAGCAGGATAGCCAGTACAGAGACAACAAATATTATAAATACAGGAATGACAGATAAGATAATAAAGATAAATCCAGACAAGAGTGCTAAAGAAATATTTGTTTACAAAAGAGTTATAAACGATGCAGCTTTATGTCCCTATTGTCGAAAATTACACTTAAAAGATGATGGAGTGACTCCTAGAGTTTATAGATTGTCAGATGTATTAGCTAATGGAAGTAACATAGGGAAGAAGCAGAAGGATTGGCAGATGGTAATTGG